TTTTGTCTTTTTGCGCCTACGTCGTCCGCGTCTTACACGGGTAGTTTTTTTCCCTCGCCTTTTTCGGTTTCTTCGCCGTCTGCGCTTTGTCCGGTACCCACCCCCCATTTCCGGGGGGGATTTGTTTTTTAATGCGGCCACCGCATTGCCGAGCTGATTGAAATTTTCTGCGTTGCCCGCCCCCCTATCAGGGTGCCATATCATCACCAGTTTCAGGTATCGTCTTTTGTTCAATTTGGGATTGTCGGGCGAACCATCAATGCCAGCCTTGGCAAGAATTGCGTAAGCTTGTGCGACTGGCATCATATCCGTATTCGTCTCGACGTTTGGCGCTTCCTTTCGGTTGCGATTTTGCCACGCGGCCCACGCGGCCGGGCCGGCGGCGAGGACGGCAGCTGGCATGGGTGCATCTCTGCGCGCCTCCTCCGCCGCACCCGGCGCCGGGCGCCGCGCTTCCTCCGCCGCCCGTCTACGCGCATCGGCTGCCGCCCGTCTACGCGCATCGGCTGCCGCCGCCCCCGCCGCCGCCCGTCTACGCGCATCGGCTGCCGCCCGTCTACGCGCCGCCGCCGCCCGCGCTGCCTCTCGACGCCGCGCTTGCTCCGCCGCCTGTCTACGCGCTGTCGCGCGCTCCTGCAGGCGCTGTCGCGCATCCCGCTCCTCCCGCGCCCGCGCCGCCTCGCGCCTTAATCGCGCATTCCGCTCTTCTCGCGCATCTGCCGCGGCGGAGGCGTCTTCCCCGGCAAACCGCGCCTCGAGCTCCCGGTTGTGCCGCCGCTCGCGTTGTTCCTGCTCGCGTACATCCTCGTCCCGCCGCTCTGCGAGCGCCTCGAGCTCCCGGCGACGACGGCGCCTGTGCGCCACCGGGTCCGGGGAGTCAGGTCTCCTCCTTGCAGCACCCTCTGTGTCGAGGTGGGCCGCGTCGGCCGGTCGGTTTCCAGTAAACCAATTTGCAAAATCCATATATATATATATATAAATATTATAACCTTCTCTTATGATGACCCAAACTACAAGTGCGAAATCGCAGCGCGCCGTGTATCATCAACCATTGCATCATTTTCTCTCAAGTTCACAGCCTCAGCTTCTTGTATATCAACCATTGCAATAAATGGGGTCGGTCGCGCTTCATCTTCTATTCTCTCAGAAATGTCTTCAGTAATTTCTTTTAGCTGTCTAAACGCAATAAAACTTCTTGAAATTCCATATATTACTATAAAACTAAAAAGAAAAATCCAATTCATGCAACATAAAGTATCGCATTGTTTTACTAATGTACAATTATTATTAGGTAGCCCGTGAGATGCTTCGTCATCAAAAAAAGTGCCTGCTGGACAAATATCGCTCATTTATCTTTCTGACAGATTTTAAGAAAGTATATACAACGAATCCTATTGGGTAGGAGGGAAGATAAAGTTGTCTTTCCTTAAAATATCCATTAGTTTTTTTGGTTGCATGTGATGTGTTCTTATATCCTGTGGCGTAATTATTAAGGATGCATTATTAAATAATGTGCGGGCCTTGCAATAGTTGTCCTTTGATAATGGTATTGCTTCCCGATCATATAACCAATTATAGAAATCGCCTGGTGTTTGGTTAGTAGATTTATAATGCCTAAGGCGATTATAATAATATCCAATTGGTTTGGCATATGCAGAAGAATCATAATGATAATCTGATCCAGATAATATACAGAGTGACCGAAAATCGCCAAGAGGAAGACTCAGTTTTGCTAGTATTTTGTGTAAATCATACAGAATAGCAGTACGATTTGCTAAATTAAAATAGCGAATGACCAAAGGACACCCATATGCAAACATATCCATATCTTCACTGACACACGCATAAGCATGTCCACTTGATACCAATTTAGCACACCACCGATCAGCTTCTCCAATTGCCTCTATGTAAGAAATACCATAACTACTAAATAATTTTTTTATATCCCGTATTTCACTATTTTTAATACGGATAAACTTCTTTGCCAATTTGTCCAGTTTACGCTCAAGTCCTTTCCGTTTATACTTATTCGTGACGGATAATAAGTTATGCGCAATCTTTTTGTGCTCACGTTCTGCAGCTTCCTTTTTCTCTCTCCGCATATTAATAATAGCTTGCTTTTCTGGCGGTGGTTTACCATCAAAGACGAAAATTGGTTTTATATTATAGTATTTAAATAGAGAGCACATTAAATACATCTGTGTTATGAGAGATCCTTTGGCTTTGAATTTATAGAGATAAATAGATGTATCAATAGCCAATACCTTTCCAGAAAGTGTTTCTAAATTTATTTTATGAAGACATTGCGGACAATGTTTCTGTATAAATCGGTTTAATCGGGTGATTCCCATTTTGTTTCTTATCTATTTGTCTATATTTAATTAATCAATCAATTTTCTTCTCAAGTATATATAATGCCGCGTAAGTATGAGCCCCAAAAATGGAATAAGAATATATATACGAAAGAGAGTCATAATTGCTTAGCATTTTTTCTTCAAAATATTAATCATAAAATGACGCGAAGATGCAAATCTATTTATAAACGTTCTAAAAGAAAGGGTACTAGAAAAAAATCCAAATTATGTATAAAATTAAAACCCCAACCTGGTTATTTCAGTGGCTATCCGAAAATAAAACCAAAGGACTATACATGCAAAACGATTAATAAACGTCTACTTGCAGATACTCCTGATATATTTAAAACAAATTTTGAGAAATCTTGTCCGCGGACTTACCACAAAGGTGCTTTGGTGGTGGATCCCAAAAAAATGTATCATTTTTATCTTGAAAATAAAAAGGGGAGTTGGTCGCACAAAGATGGAGAAGAACCTGCTACGAATCGCGATGCTGAAGGAAAATTAATAAAAGATCCCAAAAAAGCAGCACGTAATTATCGTGGACAAAAACTTAACTATTCGAAATTTTGTTCATATTATTGTGTTCCATCAAGAACAAATATGAGCAATAAATATTAGATAATTTATCTTCTACGTCTAGTACGACGATTTCTACGCTGCCGGCGCCGCCGACTTCTGCGTCGCCGCCGACTTCTGCGCCGCCCACCCTTCCATGTCACACGTGCCTTCAATTCTTCTTTAATACCGATATGCCCACGTTTCCACGCATCACGAATTTTATTACCTGTTCCTTTGAGCCCCCTTAAAGCATCCTTCATATGGGTCACTGCGCTTTTCTTTTCTCTCTTTTTATGTCTTTTCCTCTTAGGACCCGAAAACCCCATTACGTCGTCAAAAACCGAGTCTGCAAGGCGTCGCCGATGACCACCCTTCATTTGTCCGAGATTGGTCTGATTAATTGGGTCTGGTAATGCTTGACTCACTTCTACACCATAATAATAACCATCGGTCAGCCCATTAACACCGCCAGGCTCATACATACGACCTGGCGGTAACCAGGGGGGAGTTGGGAGCGGGCTATGATCTATTACTTTTGGACAACCACATGCGCCACCGCGTTGTACGCGGCGGCGCGTCTTTTTTCTTCTTCTTCGTCTTTTTACCATTATATACAATATAATGACAAAAAAATATCTACTAAAGATGTTGGATGCAGTTAACGTCTTCGCCGCCGCAATCTCCTCTTTCACAGAAAATATCATTCTAATTCACTGATTGTCATGCGTAGTGTTTCATGCAGGGGATGTTTTTCCGCATCGCCCCTTTTTTTCAATAGAAATCCTCGCATCCGCGACATATCGCTAATAAATGAAGGATTTTTATAATGCTTACGAACAAACTCATAAAACTTATTCAAATTATTATCATATTTATCAAAACGCAGCATATTAATATTATTCCGATCACACCACTCTAAAAAAGCAGGATAATTATACAACAGAATATTCTTAATAATATAGTAGGAAAAAACATTTGTTTCCTCCTTATAAAGATATTTTCGCGCAACAAAGCTTACCTCCTCGTCTTTATATAAATTCCCGTAACTCATGCCCATAAAGTATAGAATTTTATTACTCTGAAAGAGCGAAAATATTCTCTCAAACTGAAGAAGAAAATCACTATAAAGAAGAAAATCTTTTTCATTTAGTTTATCATCTAATAATTCGTACGCGCAAAATAAACAATTCAAAATAGTGGCCCAAAATTCACTATATGCCTCATACAAATTCATTTCACTTTCAATAGGGAATAATTTCTGCATCTGATAATTAAGATGATTTGTCGGAAATGTAGAAAAATCCAAACCTAATGCATGAAATGTCTCATGTATAAACACCTTAAACCACTCCTCCCTTCGATAAATAACAATTTCACCCTGTTGTGAACATGTGGTTGTTACCGCCGAATTACAATGGTCTGTTCCTAAAACATCTATTAAACTTCGTGGCAAAGTTTTCTTCAATGTAGTATCGAAAAATAATACTTTTAAACTTTTACCACATACAGCAGGGGAGTATAAATAGCCCATACGTAGCCAGACAAGCATTAAATGCGCCATTTTATCAAAATGCCGGCGTTTTGATGGTGTAATATTACCACTTGCTACAATATTAATCTCAACAGATTTATTCATGATTTTACATTTATATTGAAGATAATAGGTTGATTTGTCTTGGATATAATCCTTGACATCATTGGGGACGTAGCGGCTATTTAAAAGTGAGCTATCGGGGATATCATTGCGACGATGAATGGTTATCATTTTCGTCTTGAGAAGGTTGCGATGTAATAATGATTTAACAAAAGTATTCGAATTGTAGATATCTTTGTATAATTTGCCCATAAGTATATCAAGTCGTCGCTGTTGTTGAGGTCCTATTTTTTTAATATAGTGCTCGGCATCATTCAAAAAAAAAAGCATATTATCTTGCGCCTGTCGCGAGAATGTCATGATATATATTATATATATTGTTTATATTTCTTTGCGAATTTTCATAAGATGATTCCATGTCTGAGATCCTTTTCCGCGACCTAAATAATGGATTAGTTTAGCGTCAAGAGTTTTAATTAACACATCTTTTGGTAACCCATCACTCATGAATTTGCTACGAAGTGCGGTCTCCATCGCTGTCTCTTTTCTGTCCCAGAAATCAGCATCTGCTTTAATATTTTCACCGCGTAGAATTATTTTTTCTGTCCGTTTTTTCCCATCATCGTCCTTTTTGTGAATAGTAAAGATTCCGGTTTTACCGCCTGCTGCCTTTGCCATGTCCGGCAATTTCGAAAATGGTGATTTAGACTCGATGCTAAATTTAGCATAAAAATCAGGATTATTTTTCTTAAATTTGAGAGCTTGGTAGAGATGCTCGACACTCGCCCATGTATGCCCATCATATTGCAAAGGTTCACCGATATAAAAATTAGAAAGCACCTTGCGCCAACCTTTTATTGCTTTCAAATTAACAAATCGCTTTTCTGCATCAGAAGGTATTTTCTCTCCAGATCCTTTACCCGGCACTTTATTTTGAGATCGCGAATAAAACTGAAAAACTATATCTTCATTAAAAAGTTTACCCGTGTCACCCTCCCCATCTTGGGCATCCGCCGCCGCCGCCGCGCTCGCTGCCTCCGCCGTAACTGCCGCCTTTGCCGCTATACTTACTTTCAAGCGGCGAAAGGCAGGGACTAAATTATATACACCACCCTCTTTCGGCATACACAAGTCGACAATCTTATGAACCAACCCATAGGGTAAATCTTTAAATGTAAATATCTTTCTCCCTTTGTAAGATACAAGTTTATAATGATTTCCCATATAATCTGTAATAATATAGAATGCAGGCGTGAACTTTCCCTTTTTCTCCAATTCCTCATCATTTAATTGTCCACACTGCAATACATTTTTATAATCCTTTCTCTCGTAGTTCTGACTTGAAAGCAAGATAAGTTTGATATTTAAAACCCTCTCTAATGTGGATATTGTCCAAGTATCAGCCCAGAATTTACAAGTACGTACTATTCCTTTGAAATCGTCCAATGTATGAATATTCTGCATAAAAGCAAACTCGACGTTAACAACTGAACGTGCCCGTGCACGCTCAGCTTTTAATTGAGAATATTTTTTTTTTACATCACTCGCACTTCCCAATAGTTCCTTTTTCCGCGCAATATCTGAGGAGGCGCCATATTCACCCTTCAAAGTAGTAAGTTGCGTTTTCAAAGCGCTCATTGCCGATGTATCCTTTTTAATCGCAGTCACATGCATATCATACATCTCTCGATATCCTTTAAAAATTTCTTCCGTTACATTATCAGATAATATTTTTCGTAATTCCGCCACAGAATACGGGTGCGCCGTTGCTGCCGTCGCCGCACGAATAACCTCAAATAAGCAATCACCGCCACCCCCCTCATGACTTATTTCATAGTGTGAATTTTTGAAAAACTTCTGAATCCAATTTTTATGACCATCAGCTGTTTCAGCGTCAGCTTTGCTTTCTAATAACTCCTCTAATACTTCACCTTCCTCCGGTAAAACAGATGCCCCTAATCCTTCCTGTCCAAATAAATCCTGTTCAACACTCTCTTTCTTTTCCTCCTCCTCTTCTTCCTCGTTGTCACTATCGTCAGAATCCTTATCAGAATCAGAATCCTCATCAGAATCCTTATCAGAATCCTTATCAGAATCCTCGTCTTCCCGCGCCTCAGACGCGACTTCACCACCCTCTCCCACCTTTTCTTTGATATAGTCGGATGTAACAAAAGAATATAATAAAGGTTGGTCGAGTTGATCGAGTAATATATCATCATCCTCATCTAATATATCGGAATAGGTTGAATTTGGGAATTCATAAACACCGACTTGTGCAATTACTTTATAATTTTTGGTAAGATAAACGGGTGCATATAAGACTTTATCATTGACAAAAGAAAATTTAACATTACCTAAAGCAATAATAGTGTCTACATTCTTAATTTCAGTCTGATATAAAGGTGAATTATGATTTATATCATCTTGATCAACACGCTCGATGTCAGGATAATTAATTTTTTTGTTAAGACGAGACAAAACCATATATCTTAATTAAATATTAAAAATTTTCTTAAGTATTTATCATCTTTTATTTCTTCCATATAAGACCATAATTTTTTCCTTCGATAAACTATTTCGATCTTTTCAGGATTTGTCTCGAACAATATAATTTCTTGTATCAATTCATCTTTTAACTTTTTTCTCTTAGTTATGGAATAATAATCTGCAATACGATCTAAGTCTTTGCGTGTAAAATTTGTGGAATAATTTATCTCCTGTGCAATATGACAATCTAGTTGCAGATCACTGGTCATTTCAAGAAGATCTACGTCACGTACTAACTCATTATAAGTAACCGGAACACCTTCACCTTCGCCAACTTCTTCCAGTGAAAATGACAAATTTTCAGTTACCCCTTCTAACTTATCTGGCATAATATAGTATATATATAATGTACATTTTTATATCATTTCTAAGATATCCATAAATTTAAATATTGTCTTACTAGACAGACTGGGATGCGCAGATGCTTTTAGCCTGGATATATCTTGCGTATATTTAATAATTCCCTTCCATATTTTTTTATCCCGCGATAAGTACTTTTGACCACTTGTGAGAAAGATAAATATATTTTCAGAAATTTCATCAACAATACCTTTTACCCCTTCCTGTTTCATAAATGTCTGATGCTTTTCTAATAGATTTAATACGAAGACAATCATGTCCTCTCTTGCAATTATGTCATTCAACATCAGATTTACGAAAAATTGTGCAATTGCCCGCCGCTTAGCATTTTCTTTATTTATACGACAAAACTTATCATAATCCTCGTCTGGATTTCCATTTTCAATATTCGAAAACAACTGCATAAATGATGTAAAGTTCTTAAGACATATATCCTTCATAAATGGAAATAATTTAATTAAATCATGGTATAGACTTGCATATAATTTACTATAAAATTCATTGGCGCTACCAATATTAAAAATGGACTCACCTAATTTAATAAGATGTCCTTCAGTATGCTCGCTGCTTTGTACTTCCACCATAATTTTCACAATCGCGGCACATATATCGGTATAGTTCGCCCGCGTTATCTTATTTAATAGTAAAATAATATCATCAATAAGCTTCCCGACACCTTCGGTCTCTTTAATGATTGTTGTAGCCTTAAAATTTCGCATAGCTTCCCAATTTTCGGGCGAGCATTTATATTTCCGGTCCTTGCGTACCCTTTTAAAATTGGGTGTTCTACTATACGTAGGTGCACCTACCTTTTCTGCAAGAAATGTAATTTGCTTATATGTTTTTTCGGGAAGAGCGCGATTATTCCTCGAACAAGCTTTTACAAATGAGTAAAAATTCTCTAATGTATATTGTCGATCTGCAAGTGTTACCATTACTTAACTATATCAATAATAGTTTATATCAATTTCCAAAAAGTGATATAAACATACTTATACTTATCTATATAACTATGTCTAGCGAACAAAATGATATAGATTGCAAAAATATTACAACATTCGAATCTTGGGATGATGAAGTTTTGGATTTAAAGACCGACCTCTTAAGGGGTGTGTACGCCTATGGCTTTGAGAATCCTTCACCAATTCAAAAACAGGCTATAATACCATTAATACAGCGCCGTGATATAATTGCGCAAGCTCAATCAGGAACTGGTAAAACAGGTGCATTTGTAATAGGTTCTTTACAAATTTTAGATGTGAAAAATGTTGCTACGCAGGTATTAATATTAGCACATACACGCGAATTGGCGCGTCAGATTTATTGCGTAATACAAGCGATGGGTGGGCTATTGAAGATCACTACGCAATTACTGGTAGGCGGTACTTCTACAGATGAAGATCGAGAAAAATTAGAAACAAATCCGCCACATATAATTGTTGGAAGTCCGGGGCGTGTCCATGATATGATACGAAGAAAACATTTGAGGACGGCAGATATTACCCTATTAATTCTTGACGAGGCGGATGAGCTTTTATCGCATGGCTTTAAAGAACAAATTTATAAGATTTTTCAATTTATGCCAAATGAAGTTCAAATAGGTTTATTTAGTGCGACGATGCCAACGGAATTAAATATTCTTACATCTAAATTTCTGCGAAATCCAATAAAAATTTTAATAAAAAAAGAGATGTTAACATTGCAGGGTATTGCTCAATACTTCATTGCTCTTGATAATGATGAACATAAGTACGCAACCTTGAAGGATTTATTTGGTTCCTTGTCTATCTCGCAAGCGATTATATATTGTAATAGCATTCGGCGGGTGGATGACTTATTTGATGCCATGAAACACGACGACTTTCCTGTGGAGCGAATGCATAGTGGCATGGAGGAAAAGGATCGTCGTGACATTTATCAAAAGTTTAAATCGGGTAGTTGTCGTGTGTTGATTTCCACAGATCTACTGGCACGAGGTATAGATATTCAGCAAGTGAGCATCGTTATTAATTTTGATCTTCCCAAGAGTGTGCATACATATCTGCATCGTATAGGGCGCTCAGGTCGTTGGGGTCGTCAGGGAGTTGGCATAAACTATATTACTCGTAGAGATATTCAGAAGTTGACTGAGATAAAGCAGTTCTATTCTACAGAAATTAAGGAGTTGCCAAATAATTACAAAGACATATTCTAATTCGTTCCATTATATTTCATAATTTCCTCTTTTAATATAATGCCTTTTGAATTACCAATAGCATATTGCAAAAAGAAGAAGAAATTATTCAAAAATCTATATAAGGATTTAGAGTTATTAAAAGGCGAAGGTGCTGGTATGTATGAACATCTATTTAGGCCTAAAACGCTACTAGGTAAGAAACTATTAGAAAAATGGAGCGAATATTATACAACAGATCGAAAATTTTTGAAGGATACCCAGAAGTTATGTGGCGCATTAAAGGATGAAAAAATCGACAAGGTGTGTATTGAAAGATGTTGGGAAACGTGGGGAGAGATAAAGGGTCAAGAGGATTTTATTGAGAAATATCAGTACGTGGACTGGGATAAGGTGGAATGGTTAAACAAATCCACACCTTTTTTAAGCTTTATGAGTATATATAACATAGCCTCACCGGTTCTTAATTTGCTGCTGCCTATTATTATGATGATCATTCCATTTTTCTTACTTAAAATAATGCAAATACCCATTACCTTTGAATCTTATAAGCGAATTTTATTACAACAAATACAAAATCATTCAATTGGTCAGCTTTTTACAGAATTTCAACATGTGTCATGGAATAAACGTATATATATTCTTGTTTCTCTAGGAGTTTATTTCTATAATATTTATCAAAATATTGTTAGCTGCCATCGATTCTTTATAAATATGAAGAGCATTGATTTATACTTCTCAAATATGAGAAATTATGCTGCTTATACACTCAAAAAAATGGATATGATCATAGATAAATGTGAAAAATTACCTTCCTATAAATTATTTATAGCAGAATTATCTGAATACCGCGATGATCTTAATAAGATAGCGCAAAATATCCCTTCAAAGGCGGCATTATCAAAAACGGGATGTTTCAATATTGGTGCTGTTATGAAACAATTTTATCTATTTCACACGGACGAGAATATAAATAGAACATTTTCTTATTCTTTTGGCTTTAATGGATATGTTGACACGATGATAAGTTTAAGTAATAACCCACATCTGCACAATGCCAAGTACAAACGTAGTAAGAAGCCGTATTTTAAGATAATAAATGCATTCTACCCGCCTTTGGCTGACAACGAACCAGTTAAAAATGATATTACATTAGCTGAGAATATAATTGTCACTGGACCCAATGCTGCCGGAAAGACAACTCTTTTAAAATGTATTATATTGAATACCCTCTTTACCCAACAGGTAGGAATGGGATTTTATGAATCAGCAACGTTGGCGCCATTTGATTTTATTCATTGTTACTTAAATATTCCGGATACTTCAGGGAGAGATAGCTTATTTCAGGCGGAAGCCCGCCGCTGCAAAAAAATTCTGACCTTTATTGAACAACATAAAGACAAAAAACATTTTTGTATATTTGATGAATTATATTCAGGGACAAATCATTATGAGGCAATTGGCAGTGCATACGCCTATTTAAAATATATTGCCGTTTTTCCTTCTGTTCGATTCATGTTAACAACCCATTTTATTAGACTTTGTCAAATGCTTAGCAAAACAAAAAATATTATAAATATTAATATGGAAACTAGTATAAAAAATATGGAGTCGACCTATACCTATAAAGTCGTATCGGGAATTTCAAAAGCAAAGGGCGGCATTTGTGTCCTTAAACAACTCGAATATCCAACAGAGATTCTTGAAATGACACAAAATGTTATCAATGATTTATAGGGCTCGTTTAATATTTTTATAATTAATAACATTAATTATAAAATAATGGGACGTGAACTCTTCATTAGTTTAGGCATTACAATTTTAGCCAGCGTTATACTTTTCTTATATTTTAGACATAGATTTAAGGTGGTGGAACATAAGGTCAATACTATTTTTCAATTAGTACAGAATCACTCGCGCCCTCCGCCTATGAGACCATCTCCAAATTTGCGCCCTCGTGGGCAATATGGACCGCCTCCCGGCATAGTTTTAGAGGAAAAGAGACCTGAAGAAACACAACTTATTGAAGTATCGGAGGATGACGATTCAGATAGCGGAAGTGAGGACTCGATGACCTCAGTTAGCGATGATGAGGGGGATCCTATCGTCATAAGCCAGTTGGGTAATAGTAACTTAAAGGATATTAAAATAGAGCCAGCAAGTAAAATATTATTGCAGGAGCCTCAGGAAATCCATTTAGATAGTAATAGTGAGGCGGGATCTTTATCTGATCAATCGGACCTAAGCAGTACCGCCCCGTCGGAGTCTTCTCCGGTAAAATCAATAGAGCCGACAGATTATCATAAGTTGAATATGGTAACATTGAAACAAATAGCGGAAGATCGCGGACTTCAAGGTTTTAAAAAGCTGAGAAAACCGGCTCTGGTTGAATTATTAAGTAAATAATTTCTTATTGTATATTATTATAATGAGTTGGGGAACCTGCTATGGCGCTTCTAATAATATACATTTTGATTTTCCACCACTAATGAGTGATGGTCGGAATTTCGCCAATTGGTATCCTGCATGTGATATCAATAAAAAACTAAAACAAAAGAACCAAATCAACAGCAATTACAAATATCGGCAGTTTCTAATAAAAAACGCTGATTCCATTATTAAGAAAAATCAACGTAATGCCTGCGACAGCTGCTGCGGCTGCTGGGAACAATACAAGAAAGTACCAACTACATCTGAGAGCGCATACCTGTATAAATCATGTACAGATAAAAAACGACCCTATGGATATGAAACATCAGATCTGAAAAATCTCTATCTTTCAAGTTTTGCACTCCAAAGCAAACTGCAGGCGCCAATTCTTACACAAGAACAATATCTGGTTAGACAGGAGAAAAAATACGGACCAATGTAATCAAATACATATTAGAAATATTTTCATATGCTGTTTATAGTAATGAAAATATTAAGCATCGATATTGGTATTAAACATTTAGCATTTTGTTTGTTCAATATCAAGTCAAAGACCGAATATAGTATATCTAAGTGGGACATCATAAATCTCTGCAATGAAGAGAAAAAAATATGTGAAGGCGCTAATGAAAAATCTTGTGGACGAACACCAAGATTTACCAAAAATAGCAAACATTACTGCAAAATTCACGCGCGGCATCATGAAATGAAAATACCTTCAGCAGAATATAAACTAAGCCATCTTAATAAACGAAAACTGCACGAACTAAAAGATATCTATAATAATCTAGAACTATCGACCACCACGAAATTAAAGAAAACAGAATATCTTAACCAAATTCTTGAACATTTAAATGCTAATTATCTAGAATTTATCATACCAGTCAAAGCGAAAGATTTTAGTATTACAAAATTAGGACGTAGTATTAAAGCAAATTTCACATCTCTTATTGAAGAAATATCAATTGATCATGTTATCGTTGAGAATCAAATAGGCCCTTTAGCAAATCGCATGAAAACAATACAGGGTATGGTAATGCAGCATTTTATTGAGAAAGGCGTAGAAACGATAAGGGAGATTGCAGCCTGTAACAAACTAAAGAATTTTATAAAAAAAGGAAAAACAACATATAATCAGAGAAAGCAGCTGGGGATTCATATTACAAAAAACCAATTGGCTGAAAATGCAAATTTCCATAAGTGGCAGCAATTTTTTATGAGTCATAAAAAAAAAGATGATCTAGCAGATTCTTTTCTACAGGGGGTTTGGTATTTATCTGATCTTCAATTAATATAATTTGCGCTGCGTCTTGCTTAAAATTATAAGTTCTTGTTTAAACATAAATAATGACTAGCGCTTCTCCGCATGTAATTAATTTGGGTGGTTCAAGCACACTGGGTCCGCGACTGAATGTAAGTTCTCCTGCTCCAACAGGCGCTGTTAAATTAAGCTCCCTGCCTGCAATGCGACCAAAGTCTGTCAACTTCGGACCTGGTATTGAGATGTTAATGAATCCTAAAAAACAGAACAGAGATGGACAATCGCCGAGTATTACTCTAGAAGATTTGGGTTCCTTGAATGCGAAGATCTCAGCAGCAACCACCCCCCGCCGCTCAATGGCAGACGCACGCGCTGCTGCTTTGGGAACAACCGCTCCCGGCTTAAATTTAAATATCCAAGAACTTAATGCAAGAAAGATGAGACCTATAACTCCCCAACCACACGGCAGCACAAGCACCATGCCAGTCGGTCCATTATCGGGAGTTGGAGTATCAACCGCTGAGGAAGCAAAGAAGAAGACTGAGACGTGGGATGGTTTTAAAAAATTCACCAATATCCCAGTTAATCCAAATACCGCAGTTCCGGACAAACCCAGAATGACAACAGAGCAAATTTTAAGAGAGAAGATTATTTATTTAAGAAAACTAGAAGCTCTAGCAAAGAAAGGGATAACGTTAACAAAAAAATATACAATGGATAGCCCACTGGCCGAGATGAAAGGTGAATATGAAATGATAAAGTCAGAGAGTGAAAAGAAAAGTAGTGTTAAATTCCAATCCAAGATGTTAATGGCTGCTGTATCGGCTGTTGAATTTCTGAATTCTAAATTCGACCCTTTTGATTTAAAACTAGATGGGTGGGCAGAAGCTGTGAACGAAAATATTGATGATTATGATGATGTCTTTGGAGAATTGCATGAGAAGTATGCGGGGAAGGCAAAAATAGCACCGGAATTGAAACTCATATTTATGTTGGGAGGAAGTGCAGCGATGTTGCATATGACCAATACCATGTTCAAGTCTTCATTGCCTGGTATGGATGACATCATGCGTCAGAATCCTGAATTAATGCAACAATTTACTAGCGCTGCCGTGAATTCAATGAGAGAAGAGCGTCCGGGATTTGGTAACTTTATGGGTATGGCTATGGGCGCCGGCGGTGGCGGCGCTCCCGCTGGACATAGAATGCCGCCACCGATGCCCCGACCTGGACCAACAAATCGACCTGATATCGGTATGAGCAGGGGTCGCCCTGATTTCCCCGATGCTGTAAATATGGAAAGCGCGTTTAATAGCGTTGAAAGATCAGCACGTAAACCACGTCGTGATATGAAAGGTCCCGAAAATATAAATGACCTTCTCTCAGGACTAAAGACAAAAACAATCAATATTCAGAAAGAGAAAAAAGAGGACCAACGCAGTACCATTAGCATTGAAGAACTTAAAGATATTAAAGGAAAGGTTAGTATCCCACAACGTTCAAAACGCAAACCGCGCTCAAATCGCAACACCGTATCATTAAATCTCTAACTGATACACGCGGTCTTTTTCATATTTAAATCACAATTGATGCTTTAAATATAATTTCGAAATAGCTTATATTATGATAGGTATTTTATTAAGTGAAACAGCAGAATTAATTTACACTTTAGGAAAGTTTAGTTTTAATAGTGCGACGTGGGCTTATAATTGGTATTATGATATTCCAGAAGAACCAACGATTGAAAATCTAAAAATACGCATTAAAAAATTAGAAGATTTGGTTGAAGAAAATATACCAAAACAAAATCTTAAAGAAAATTAATAAATACCATCAAAACCCTCCAACATTCGCAAATGATTTCGCTTTCTCCGCTCTTTTCTTGCCTTATCAAGAAGTTTAATAGCACCATTTATCTCTTTCTGAGACACATTGCCATCTCCATCCAAGTCTAACGCCTTTTCAAACTGACGATATTTATTGGGAATAACACAGTAAGGGCTACCCTCGTGAAGTAAATGACCTGATAAAACATTAAATATCGCTGTCAAGGCAAGCGCCTTCAGAATATCGCGACTCCCCATCCATGATATAGCAAAAACTAATGCTTGTCGGGCATATTTATGCTGCAAATGTTTTTTTTGTGCTGCCGTCAATTCAATTGTTATATATTTTGAGCCAATATTAAGGAGCAACATGACCAACCCAGCAAAAAACCGACTTGAATTTAAACTATGGAAAGCTTTACTCAACCTATTAAACATACTTAATATACATGTATATTAAATATTTACCCTAATAAAGATTTCATTTGTGTAAAGCCGTCACGTACAGCTCGTCTTAACTTTCTTTTATTCCGATTTTTAAACCCTCGAATGTCATTAGTAAACGCTTCAACCTTCTTCTTATGTCCGTAGCGATTTAACTCAATAAATAGAAAAATGATAACGGCGCCCATCAAGAGAAAATGTATGTGATGCTTCATTATATTATAAAGGCATTTTAAATTTCCGGTTTTCCGACCATCCCTTTGCTCTCACCACCAAATTGACCCCGCGCCTCTTGAGACTTCAATAATGCATTTACCTTCCTTTTTCTATCTTCATCCACGATGTTCTTTTGGCTTACCACCTTTGGTTTAAGCATAGTCGACCGACCCAACCCTTCCTTCTTTCCGCTCTTTTTAGTTTTAATCGTCTCTTTGGAAGAAACACCCTCCTTCGATCCCCCTTTCTTTTTAGCTGCTTTAGGCGGATTTTCTAATCCTTCTTTCTCGTTATGTATTAATAAAATAAATATAAATGCGGCAATCAATCCGGTATTTCTACCATGAGTCATAGCAATGTATGCAATAATGCCAAGAGAAATCATTTTGCCTAAAACGGACTCAGCAAAATCTTTTAAAGCAGAAGGGCTTTTGTACATAAGTACTACCAAAATGATGATTAATGTAGCTTCAAGTGCGAATTTCATTTATATATATATCAAAGGATATTTTTCCGTGTAGATAACAAAAAATAATCTTATTTTTTTATAAGAATGTCTCAACCTTTACAATATTCAATATATGATGAACAATCAACAATGCCCAAAAAAAATAATAAAAGAAATAGAACATATAAAAAAAAATCTGTTAGTAAAAAAGTACAAAACTTTCTAGAAGCTATGGACAATCCCTCTGGTCCCGCCGATTTTTCAGCTACACCACAAGAATACCCAGCACATCCACAAAAACCCGAACCTTTAAAACGTAAGGGAGAGAATACTGATGGACCTATAGAAAGTTTTACACAACTACCAGAGGGCGCCTATACACCACCCAACCAAGAATACTATAACCAGTACGTACCATATTTTACCAATCCTACGGACAATCCTCGCATTGATGCACCAAAAGATGCACTCATGAAAAAACTAAACTATATGATCCATCTTCTGGAAGAACAACAAGATGAAAAAACAGGGAATGTCGCAGAAGAACTAATATTATATCTGTTTTTAGGCATATTCGTTATTTTTGTCGTAGATTCCTTCGCCCGCGCTGCCAAATATACCAGATAGCCACAAACTATGTCAGCACAAATACATCTTTTGAGAGAAATGGTCTGTAGGCAAAATTATAAAAATAATATGATGTCGTGCTTTTCAAGAAAGGAGTATACTTTTTTTTAAGAAATTGTGAAATATAGATATTATGTCCGAGATCTTCAACAAGTAAATATTTATAATCATATGGGATGAGAGAAAGACAACTGAAAAACTTTTTAATAAAAAGGGAACTATGTTTACTATCTGAGCAATATGAAGCAACTAAGTCAACGCTCATACCATTATCCTTATATTTTGTATAAGGATTACGAAAAATATAGCACCCCCACACCTCTCCATGATCCTGCAATAAATAGATATATAGTTGCTTTTTTTCAAGTAGATATTTTATATTTGAAAAATCAGCATGAACATAACAAGATATATTCACCGAGACTTCCTGCATGAAATTATAAAATAGATGAAATGTCAAAGGAGTTACCACGAGGGGGGGTGCAGGATCCTTTTGAATATTAAAATTATGGGTATAAAAACCATATGTATAGTAACATGTCATAGGCACAATAAAGGTAGCAACGCCCTCTCTTTTAAAAAGATAGGCAGAGATTGAGTGCTCTTGGCGACTTTTAACATAATGTGTATAAATAAGTTTTTGCGCAATGCCCTGTTTTCGTTTTTGCTTGGCTACACATAAGTAATCAACATAATAGACATCCAATTTTTTTCCAAAGAGCGACACCTGCAATGGCCGCGTTGTCATAGATCCAATACATTTATAATATGGGGTAACTTGTTTTGTTTTATAGTTAATTAGTGGTTGGTAGTCTTGCAGTAAACTTAGAAAACAAGGACGTGAATGTCCTTGAAAATAACTTAATATGCCCTCACTAGATGGCAGATAATGAGTATCTTTATCAGTGAGATAATGCTGCTTGTTCAATCTATAAAATATATCTTTTTTTTCTGCTGTTTGTACTTTAAACTTTGCAAATTCAATATAAGGATCATAAAATTTCCCCCCACTTTTGGGTATTTCATGTTGAATAATACCGGGGGGAAAGCACCAATAACCAAGATTATAAAAATGAAAAACAGGTTGCATAGACCAAAATCTAAATTTTACTTTACAAATAATTATAAACAGGGCATACAGGATAAGTAGAACTAATAGGATGTACATAGCCATCATATTAGTTGATATATATATAATATTTATATTATCACTCCTAATCTATTCAGGTTTCTGTAATATGTATATATATTGATACTCATACTGAGCACCGACCATATCAATCTTCCCTAGTAATATAAACCCTACCTCCCTTGCAAGTGAAAGGATATATTTCTGCGTAGGCATAAAGAGTGTATGGACATTTTGCCGAACATGTTTGGTCGTATCATCTTTGAATGTTTCTGTAAAAATCCCTTCATCATCCGCCTTATTTAATTCAAAGTTGGCTTTATATTCAAAATCCTTAAATTTTACTAACGAATTTGTTATTCTTTTCTTTGCAAATTTTTGGGCGGATACCAATGTCAAAGGATCTGCTGCAGGCAATATGGGGTCAAATTGATCTCGATTTACAAGATGTATAATTAAATACCCGCCAGGCATTAACCAATCAAAACTATTGCGAAAAAATTTCAACTTATCTTTGATATAATAAAGGGTAAAATAGAGGCATGTAATATGTGTGAATGATTCTGCGGGAAATAACATAAAGTCGAGAGCACTACCGGTTTTAAAATCCCAATTAGGATATTTTTTTTTTGCTTTTGCAACCATATCAGGAGAGATATCTAAACCTATAGCATTCATACCCCGTCGATTGAAAGCATTCACGTGATGCCCGGATCCGGACCCAACATCCAATATGAGACTTTCTTGCGATGGCTTGGTGATATTAACTATTTCACCAATCTCAAAATCATTTTTTATATTACTAAACACAAGATCATCATAAATAGTAGCATAAAAATTATCATAAATAGCATTCCCTTTCTTTAATACAAATTTTTCTTTCTGGACAAATCCCTCGCGTACAGGACGATGTTTTCCAACCAACACTGCTACAAGTAATAGTATAAATATCCAAAATAACATTTGTGTCCATATAGAAGATTTTGAATAGATTTTAGATATTTTGTTCATAGTGAGCATCCTTATATGTATTAATAGTATTTTTTTTGTATTAAAGTAAATATAATGAATGAAAATGAAATAAATGACATGCGAAAAAAAAAAGACTTCAGAGGCATCACATTCTCAAAATTTAAAAAGAATGATGCCAAAAAAGAGCTTCTAAAGTCTCTGTTCGAAGGCAAACTAGAACCGGCGTGCTATTGGGGCGCTGAATTTATATGTGCAGGACATTTCATTGACCTTTGGGATATAATATTGCATTTTATGAGTAATAATATTCATTTAGGGAACCCTAAGCTCCCTATTTATATAGAGTTAAGGTTTCAAACCTTCAAAAATATTGTTATGAATGGATATGTTGGACAAGAAATGCGTTTACGTAATAATATTAAAATTAGACAACTATTTGCAGAGGTGTTAAGCATATTATGTCTATCAAAGAAAAAAAATAGCCTTGATCGGCATCATATTAATAAAAGCGATTTTCATATGGAAAATATAACAGCCAAATTAAAAGCCGACAATGTCTCATATGCATCACCCACATTTCGAAAAGGCGATCCCAAAGAATTATTCATTGCAATTAATGAACTAGCTTACCATATTACAATAGACTCTCGTAATATGAATGATGCTTGTTATTGGGTCGAATGGATATTAGAATTTGAGAGAATATGCATTGCCAAAAAAGATAAATGTCGGGTCGAAAGACGAGGTTTTGTACCAGTTGTATCAAATCAACAAATGGATGTAATATGGCTCATCTGGGAAGTTTTTCTTAACGAAGCCGATAAAAAAAACGATGGCACCAAGGAAATAATTCTAGCCCTTCTTAATCTATTTTGTATACGTTTTACATTGGGTTGTAAGCGAAAACGCAAGTTCTTAATCTATTTTGCCATTGTCTTATTAACAGAACACGTAGAAATGAAAACACCCATTTATACAGAACAAAAAATAATTGAAACCATTAAAAATAAAATCAATATTATCTACAAACAAGTAAAGAATAATGAACAAGCTCCCAAAACAGGATATCTCTTTAATAATTCATTTACAGACGGCAATTTGGAAAAAACTATCAGCAAATTAGAAAAAATGCAATCAATGAATCATATTCTTCATCGCAAATAAGAGTATAAACAAAAATAGGTACATTTTAGTATCTAGAATGAGTGAAATATGTGCTATTTGTCGCACCGATTTATCGGGTACTCCTATTCATACACTGCAGGAATGCGGCCATACATTTCACGTAGAGTGTGCTATTCTTTGGTTTAGAAGCCCACGTGATATCTATGTGCATCCCCGGCATCAGCACGAGCTCGGTATACCCGGCACTTGCCCCCTCTGTCGATCACCCCCCGATAGAAAATATCATTTTGCCACGCGCCGCGCCCGCGTCAAAATACTTAGAAAGTTATCGCGCAAAAATACGACTCCAGACGTTATTAAAAAAGCTTTTAAAAAGGAAAAGCAACTCAGAGATAAAGAGCAACAATCTATTTTAGCTTTACGAGGGTATCGCAAAGAATATCGGGATATTCTAGCAAAGGGTGTGCGGTTGCGTCACCAACGTTGGAAGGCACAAACACGCGTGTGTGAAATACATGATCAGATTGCTTGCTTTGATCCACATGTATTGCTTGAGGATGTTACAATCTTATTTAATTAATTTCTGTGCGTTTTTATATAAATTGTATATATGAGTAGAAAAACACGAAAAAGGAAACGAATTTTTAATAAGACAAACAAAAATAAAAAAAGGTTAGTCGTTGGCATTATATCCGTGCCACTCACACCAGGTAAAAAGTATTTTAGCGTCTGTGGTGATTCTTATATTGCAACGTCTCATATTTCTTGGTTAAAGCGACAGGGTATCAAAGTTATAGCGATTCCTTATACCACAAAGAAATTTAACTATTACATGCGCCGGATTAATGGATTATATTTTCCGAGTGGTGGCGCATTTGCGGGTACGCAAAAAGCCTATTACCAGTGTTGCAAAAAATTTGTTAAATTAGCAATGAAGCAAAATGACAAGGGGCATTATTTTCCTATATGGGGCGGTTGTATGGGCATGCAACAAATGATGATTATTGCCGACGAGCATGATGATTTAAAACATCTATTGACTCGCTTTGACTCGTTCAAAAATCTCATGGAACGGCTTCACTTGACCCCCGAAGGTCATCGCAGCCGTATGATTCGTTATATGAATGCCAAGATAACCCGTAAAATAGAGAAAAAATGCTGCACATTAAACAATCATAAAATGGGTATTAGCCCTGCTAAGTTTAAGACACATAAAAATCTAGATAATTTCTACAAAATCGTGTCTTGGAGCCCTGATAGAAAAGGGAAAAAATTCGTATCGACTATAGAGGGACGCTATTATCCCTTTTATGGGGTACAATGGCATCCAGAGAGAAGCGCAGAAATGGATATTTTTGCTAAGTTTTTCAAATCTGAATTGAAAAAGAATAATAGCAGATTACATAAAACACGGCGCAGTTTAATGAGAAAGGACATAGATTGTTTTCATTATAGTAATTCTCTTTACAAGAAATGTAGATTTTACTGGCATAACCGAACATCAAAACACAATAGGAAACTATGTAGTACAGCACAGCTATTAAAAAAAAATCCTAATGATACACGAGGGGGTATTTAAGTAGATGTATCTTTTTAATAAAAAAAAATATCTACTTTTGTTATATGCATTTCTGGAATATAGTTAAAATTATAGCATTAATTATTGTTTTGGCGCTCTTAGGATTTAATATTTTTACTTATTTAGCAAAGGGAACTGATGTATTCGGCAAATACTTAGGATTTGCTGAAAAAAAAATAGAGAAGGGAACTACGAATACGCTAAAATTTCTGGGCAAAGAGACTAATAAAGTTGGAAAGGCACTCGTTGGCGGAGTGAAAAAGACGGGACAGGAAGTGGGTCGTGGCGCCTCTGCGGTGGTATCACCGCTTGCTAAAGCAGTTGATGGTGGGGGTAGTCGCGGAGGTGGACGGCGAGGCAAACGCAATGTAGCCCCTGATTCTTCAGGTGATAGTGAGATACAAAGAAAGCCTCATAAAGGCTATTGCTATATTGGATCGTGGCAAGGAATTCGCAGTTGCATTGAAGTAAAAAAGGCGAAGGAGTGTATGTCCGGGCAATTATTTCCAACGCGCGCCATTTGTGTAGATCCGAATCTAAGACAATAATTGATAAAATATTAACCAATTATTGTGTTTACCTTCCTGTTGCATTATTGAAATACCATTGCAGAGCGAAGTAATGTGGTACAGGCGTGGACTGCGTAGGGCGGTCTGTTGACATATCGGGTCCATTATCGACAATGGTTGCGATTTCTGTTGTATTCAAAGCATAATCGAAGTACCGCAAATCAGCCAACTCGCCATCAAAACCACCATTTGCAGTCACCCATACGTCCCCATAATTTTGTTTGGCGACGCCCTGCAGCTTATGACGCACTGCTATAGTTCCGTTTATGTATACATCGAGTATGTGACCTTCAACGCGAATCATTACATTAAGCCACTTGTTGAGGGGAATATCATCTATGACAACTTCCTCATCGATGGAATTATATGTGTTCATGACCACCACAAGCGAATTCTTCTTGGGATGCAAATACAAACCCGGTGCATTATTAGGCATCATCATTCCATTGGATCCAACATCGCCGTTACCTTTGCTAAATATATGCCTCATGGAACCCGACTTATATGCAAGACCACTGATATAAATCCACGTGGAATAAGTGAACTCGATGCCATATCTCTCGTTGGCGGATCTAACGAGCGTGATTGCGTTCGCACCATCAGCTGGATTTTGTGGAATAGTTGTCAGTTCTTTTGTATTTTGTTTTCGCCCTCGAATTAAATAAGGACTTTTGGTTGGAGATAAAACCCATTGGATCGCTTCAGTTCCTAAACGGAGTAGGAGAACAAACCCAATAAGCACAAGTATCACAATTGCAAATTTAGCCACGAGTGTATTACTCTGGAGAAATTTTTGTGCACCGCCCCTGAATTCCCCTAAAGCAGCCCAGTTTGACTTCTTAGTTGTTGTTGACATATATATAATATAAGGAAGAAATTAGATTTCTAAACTTCCTATTTCGTGATTATTTTTCATGAAGGCCAATTTTATTCTGTATTTCTCCAAGAAGGACAGATTGGCACCCGAATAACCTTCGCGGTAAATCTCATAAGCTTCACGTGGATTTAAAGCATGGTTAAAGAACCGGAAGTTAGACACAGAACCTGCAAACCCGCCATCAGGGCAGAGGAAGATTGGGGCAGTACTTGCAATCTTTGGCACACCCTCCATAATGCAAGTTTTCACAAGTTTGCCATCAACGTATACGTCAAGTGCTTTATTATGCAAAACAATAATAACATTTACCCAACGCTGCAATGGGACATTGGCCACTTCACACTTCTCTGGAGCCCCACCAGGGAAGGTTCCAATCTCAACAGCGAGCGAATTTTCCTGCGCCCCCAAACTTAATTGTGGTCCTACAACACCACCTTGTGTCCTACTAAATACAACTTTCTTCTCTCCAAAGCGATAGTTCCAATCCTCTACTGCCATCCAAATTGAGTAACTATAGCTCTGCGTGCTTTTCCCTAAACGATTGGCGCCGATACGATGTGCTGATTTTGCATTGTGTAAAGAAACCAAAGATTTAGATTTTTTGCTCGCAAAAAACCATTTGTAAACTAAGTAAATTACAATAACGAGAACAACACCTAGTATTATTTTACTTATTGCCATAACTATATTATAGACAAAGAAAGTTTCTAAAGAATCAAAATTAATTAATAATTTCTAATATGATAATTATTAATTATGAATGATTAACTAAATAGAGTATATTACCATACTCCTAAAGAGGACCAAAATTTTATTCACAAATTTAAATTACTAAAGGGTTAATTTATTGCGTACCCGCTGCCCCCCCATACTTTACCTTGAAGCATTGTATATTTTATTGGGTAATATAATTTTATAACGCATATTATAAGGCGCGGGCGCATTTTTGGTTTTCGCTAATTTTGTGGTTAAAGATGACGGAATATGCTTTTTAAAACCATATCCAAAAACCAAATATCCTATTACTAATGCCCCCGCAATTGTGAGCCAAGAATGTTTGTCATAAAAATCTTCTCCACGTTTGACAATATGCTTATAAAATTCGCTTGTAGGTGCCATCACTACAGGAGGATTACGATCCTTCAAAAAATTATAAAAAACCTCAATACGCTCGCGGGATAGATTGCCAGAATAATAAACAACATTGCAAACACCACCGCTCAACCCATCTTTCTCACCAACAATAACGTCACTTATTTTCATATATGGCACGATACCTGCTGTCGTAGAAACTAAACGACCATTAATAAAAATATCTAACGTCCCCTTATCATAGTTAATCACAACATTATTCCATTTTTGCATCTTAAAATTATTCGTCTCATAAACTATTTTTTTGGTTTTTCCCGATAACATAGTAATACGCAAAAGATTCTTCTTCATATTGTAGGTAATGTTTGGCTTATTGCCATAATTTAATAAAGAGGTAAATTTGCTATACTTATAGCTATGATTAGGGGGTTGTTCATGTAAAAATATCCATGAGGAAAGGGTGTATTGATACCCAAAATCATTCCCTTTTTTTAAGTTCTCAAATTTTCCAAGGGGTGTGTGATTATCTGTGAAGATTGGGTCTCGAAGCAACATGGTGGAATCTTCAGCCTTATCTTTTAACATTTCCTTGCGCAATATCTCCAACTCATGTTTCTCCTCCCGAATCGTCTGGGTTAAATCGCCTACAGCTTTCTGATTACTCCTCACAAAACGCAACATCGCGTCCACGTTTGAAGTCGTATATCCTAAACCAAATAGCATCAATTTCACATCTTCGTCACCTAAATTTGGGACTGCTTCCCATTTTACATTTATTCCACCCTTTCTCTCACGTAACGCCTTTTCATTATTGCTTATGCTATTTTCAACACCTTTAATACGTTGTTTCATTAGTAAGATGTGCTCTTCATCGCCTGGATTTGTCAAATATAGCTTATTTACAATGCGTGGGAGGATGAAATAGATAAATAATACAAATAACTCGACTAAAATGAGCATCCTCGTTTCATGAGATGTTGTGTGTATGTCATTCATTATTATCTTTAAAATCGTTGAAGGGATAACGAAGACGATTGACATTAACATCTGTGTTGGCGAAGGGAAACCTTTTGGTAAATGATTTTTTAAAGCGTTAAATAAAATTGTGGTAACTGCGATAACAATACCAAGGATAAGGAGACTATATAAAAAGTAAGAAACATCGGTATGTGTAGCTGCTAAATAACTCAATGCCACACTAAAGGTGACAATAATAAACGTGCTAGCTAAAAAGGAGGCATATTTGCCATAGTTTTTCTCAAGATGTGCTATATTCTTCAGAAATGATGTTGGTGCCTTGCCGTCTGAGAAAGGAACATTAAACTGAACAAATAGGATGATGATGAGTGGTACTAAGCCGCCAATTAATAAGGTATTTATAGTCTTCGGCCAACGTTTGGTAATAGGCCATGGGTGAGTAATAAATATTGAAAAGAATATTAAATAACAAATGGTAAATTGCAATAAAACCGATTGGAAAGGGTGTGTATTAATAAGTAAAAGAAGTGGCGTTAGTTTTTTTTTAATCCAATTAATTATTGTTTTTATTATATTCATTGCAAAATTATAATACTCTATGCGACTTTTGCTTGTAGAAACTCCCAATAAAATTAATAATCCTATCATTGATAAGGTAAATATCGTCAAGAATATAGTTAAAAAATTTAAATGTGATATTGCCGAAAAAATTTTATCAAATATATCAAATATATCCATATTAATTTGAACTTAGATTATTTATTTCATATTCTCCATAGTCGTTTTCTTACCATGACAATTTGGACATAAAGCATTTAAGTTGTTTACATGATTGGTCCCCCCATCTGCTAATCTAATTTTATGATCAACTTGAAAACTAGCATCTAATTGGCGACCACAATGTGAACATTTCCAATTTTGTTGTGCTGCGACGAATTTTTTTTTGGTTTCGCTGACAGATCTTGAGTTTGATATGCTTCCTGAATTCATCATTCGTTTTGTCTGCGGTGCTAGATTTTCGCCATGTATTTGTTGATGAGCATTTGTGAAATCAAAGATGGGTGATATTAGATTAGCTGTATTCTTATCAATTGGCATATAGCGAATAATATCATTAGCATGTTTAAGCAATCCTTTGGATTCAATAGGTTTTTTTTTAATTAAAACATAAAGTGATAAACCTATAAAAGCAAACATTGTCATCTTGAGATATTTTTGCCAACCTTGAAGTATTTGTGTATATTTACCATCATAATATGTATTTACAACCAAAAATCCTGTAATGCCGAAAATCAAAAGTTCAGCTTTCATTATATATACTAATTTATTTATTTTTTAATGCAATACATTACTAGCAAACTCATAATAACAAGTATTGATATATCTATATTTCGTCGTCGTAGGTGTGCGCGTTTCTTTTCAACCATATCCTTGGGTTCATAATGTTTATAGTATAATTCTAAAGCATCATAAAAATCTACCTCTTGCTTATCTAAATGTTCATTTATCTTATTATGCATGAAATGCGTCCACTTCATAAATTCCATGCGAGAATCAAGATAAGGTGTCACCGGATATTTATCTAATAATTTGGCAAAATTATTTCCTATTTTTTCTGATGGTATGAACAATGGAAAATTTTGAATAAATTCGTAGTACTTTTTCTTTGTTACTGTGGTCGGACGTTGTGGATAATTCATTGCAATAGTGAATAAAAAAAACCAATAGTGCGGACCCCAAACTTCAGGATTCATTATAAGGAAAGAACATAAAAACTATTGTATTTAAACATATAATGACCAAATATAGCTTTTGTAATAATTGTGGAAAACAGGGACATTTATATCATCAATGCAAACGACCTATAACAAGTATTGGTATTGTTTGTTTTCGCCTGTCAGTTTCAGGACAGCGCGAGTATCTCATGATTTGTAGAAAAAATAGTTTAGGCTATGTTGATTTCATGCGTGGAAAGTATAAAGTGCATAATTTATTGCTATTACAAAATCTCATTAATGAAATGACTGAAACAGAGAAAAATGATTTAATTGCCAAAGATTTCAAAACACTTTGGACAGCCTTATGGGGGGAGTATGTGGGCATGCAATATCGTAGTGAAGAACTATCTGCCAAAGAAAAATTTAAACAATTATCAAGTGGGATTCAATTAAAAAATGGAAAGCAATATAATCTGAAAGAGTTGATTACCGCGAGTAATGTGATATGGGAAACACCAGAGTGGGGATTTGCAAAAGGAAGGCGCAATTACCAAGAAAATGATATATCATGCGCACTCCGAGAATTTGAGGAAGAAACAGGATATAATCGGAAAAGTATTAACGTCATACAAAATATTATTCCATTTGAAGAAACATTTACGGGGTCTAACTTTAAATCATATAAGCATAAATACTATTTGAGTTACATGCACAATGAAATTAAGCCCTCTGCCACTTTTCAACAAACTGAAGTTAGTGAAGTTAGATGGATGAGTTTAGAGAGCTGTCTTAAGCATATACGCCCATATAATTTAGAAAAAAAAGAGGTTATAGTGCAAATTAATAACGCTCTAGAAAAATATAGATTAATCTCATAATATATTAGTATGGCAACAACAGAAAATAAAGATGACGCAAGGATAAAGGAACGATATAACTTCCTTTATCCTTTATTAACACAACCAGACTTCAATATTAAAATAGCCGAAAAAAGAGAATTTCATGATACCAAATTTTCCGATGAAGTGATTGATAATGTAGAGACGCACGGAAATTTTCTTTGTAACGAAAAAGAATTTGAATTGATGCCTCATCAAAAATTCGTGCGTAATTTTCTCTCGAGTATGACGCCTTATAATGGTGTGCTTTTATTTCATGGGCTTGGAACTGGAAAAACTTGTACTGCTATTTCTGTTGCTGAACAGACGCGGCAGTATTATAAACATTTAAATAGTAATAAAAAAATTATCATTATAGCATCTCCTAATGTAAAAGAGAATTTCAAAACGCAATTATTTGATGCAAGAAAATTAAAACAAGAAAATGGAATTTGGAATCTCCGCGGATGCACAGGAAAGTCATATTTGAGAGAAATTAATCCAATGAGTATGAAAAATTTAAAAAAGGAAAATATTATCAAAGAAGTAAATAAAATAATTAGAGAATCATATCGCTTTATGGGGTATACAGAATTTTCAAATATTGTAGGAAAATTGTTGTCTACTACAAAGGGAGAGAAGGCGGAGACGCGCATTTTAAGAAAACATTTTTCTGATACCCTTATCATTATTGATGAAGTTCATAATATTCGACATACAGCACTAAACCCAAAAAAACTCGTAGCCATAAATTTATTGAAAGTGGTAAAAGCTTCACAAAATATGAAATTGCTATTTCTCTCAGCAACACCCATGTACAATAGTCATGACGAAATTATCTGGCTTTTAAATATCTTGAATATAAATGACGGACGCCCTCCCGTATTAAGAAAAGAAGTATTTGATAAAAAAGGAGAGTTTATTATATCTGATGATGGTGAAGAAAGTGGGCAGAAATATCTAGCTAGTAGATGTATTGGATATATCTCATATCTACGGGGTCAAAATCCGTATACTTTTCCATATCGTTTATGGCCTACTGAATTTGCGCCAAAATCCTCGCTTGTTAATATGTTAGCGAATTCCCATAAATCGTATCCTTCCAAACAAATAAACGACGAAGTTATTCTCGACCTACCAACACATCTCGATCTTTTTTTAGTTCATATTCAGAAATATCAGGGAGTTGGATACGCTGCCCTTGTAGAAACGATTAAAGGGAAGCTAGCAGAAATAAAAAAAACTGATGCCTCATTAGGATATGAAATGCTAGAAAATTTAATGCAAGGATTAAATATGATTTTTCCCTATACACTTCCTATTACAAATCCGAGTTTACTTTATGGTAAAAATGGATTAAAGAATACGATGATTTTTAACAAAAAGAACCATAACTATAAATATAAAAATAGTATACTTCAAGAACATGGACGTATATTTTCGTCATCAGAAATAGGAAAGTATAGTAGCAAAATAGCTACTATTATGCATAACGTTCAAAGGTCAGAAGGAATAATTCTCATCTATTCGCATCTTATATATGCGGGATGTATTCCGCTTGCGCTTGCTCTCGAAGAGATGGGATTTCAGCGCTACGGGCGTAAATCGCTTTTCAAAACTGCCCCACATCCACCTGTAGATTATAAAACTATGCGCCCAAAAAGTGGGGATGGACCATTTGAGTCAGCGAAATATGCTATGATTACTGGTGACCATAGTCTCTCGCCAAATAAAAATAAAAATGAAATGGCGGCAATTACCAATATAAAAAATATAAATGGTGAAAAAGTCAAAGTTGTGATCATTTCAAGAGCCGGCGCTGAAGGTCTTGATTTTCAAAATATTCGACAAGTTCATATTCTAGAACCTTGGTTTAATTTAAATCGAATAGAACAGGTTATTGGACGGGGTGTACGTAATTGTAGTCATAAAGCCCTCCCATTTATTAAAAGAAATGTTGAAATATATCTCTACGGCACCCTTCTCTCCGGAAAAGACCCGCAGGAGAGCGCCGATCTATATATTTATAGAAAAGCTTACGATAAAGCAATCCAAATAGGACAAGTAAGCCGTCTTCTAAAAGAAAATGCTATCGATTGCTATTTGAACAGCAGCTACAATAATCTATCTATCAATAAGATTGTAAAGCAGCAACTATCATCAGTTCCAACAGGAGCAGCTATTAATTTTAATATTAAAAGCAAACCATACTCAGCACTTTGCGACTATATGAAAAAATGTAAATATAATTGTGTACCAGTAGGAGACATTCGTGAAATAAATGATGACACATATAATGAAAGATTTATAATAATGAATATGGATAAAATCGTAGAGAGAATACGCTCCCTTATGAAAGACCAGTTTATATACAAGCGGCATGATCTCATTTCACACATAAGAGTTCGCAAGGATTATCCAATGATGCAAATCGACGAAGCCTTGAGCTATTTAATTGATGATAAAAATGAGTTTGTCACAGATATGTTCGGTCGCCTTGGTAATTTAGTCAATATTGGCGAGTACTATATGTTCCAGCCTCTAGAAATCGAAAACACTCAAATACCATATTTTGATCGCGCGCAGCCTCTCACATATAAACGCGTTCTAATAGATGCGCGTAGCAAAAAAAAACCCAAACCTAGCTCAAGACGCAGTATCATGAATCGACTTCAAGAATATCAAGCATGCATCCATAATGCGGACCCATGCAGTAATTTAGAATATTCCGAATCCTATACCTCTATTCAATTTCTTACAATGCCACCATTCAATTTAGATCGTGAACTTCTCGTACAATTTATGTATAGCCGTATATTCGATAGTTTTTCATATCTAAATAAATTAGAATTACTCAACTTCTTATGGAATTCTGACTCAATGCTAAGCGAATTTGATAAAAGACTGAAAGAAAATATAATGTCAACATTTGTTCTTGAAGCAATAACGGGGCAAACCGCAACACCCAAACAATTCATATTGCCTGTCGCCGAAAAACTCATAGACCGGAAGATAAAAAAAAGAATATTAATCCTCAAAAAAAAATGGGTTCTTGCTACAAAGAATGATTTAGTTGAATTAGGACATATGTATGATCTAGCTATCGAAGATAAATTCCAAAAAGACAATATTAATAACATAATAGGATTTATGGGAAGTGTAAAAGGAAGTGGATTCAAATATAAAGTTATTGATATTAAAAATAAGTCCAAACGCAATCGTAGAGGATTTCAATGCATTACACAACAAAAACAAAAAACATTAAAATTATTGAATTTATTGCTGTCTGAGGGACCAATTAAGAATTGGCATCAATACAAGTTTGTAGAAAAAAATAAGACAAAACCAACTGAAATACTCATTCCTCGAGGGTTTTCAAGACATAAATTATGCATTATTCAGGAACTTCTCCTCCGTTATTACGAGCACACCGACCCAGATAATGCTTGGTTTCTCTCCTCCTTCGGCGCGAAGTTCAATAAAATTGAAGAATAATAATAGAGAAAATATGTATACTATATATAATGTCCAAGTTTACAAAAGGGAAAAAGAAGCAGACTGGGCTTTATTTCAAAAATATCATTACACGAAAGGTCAATATTCAATTCAAAGATGTAGGCGGAAATATTGAACATATTATAAATCAGAATTTAAGACGGACATTAGAAGGGAAGTGTATTTATGAAGGATATATTAAGAGGGATTCTATTAATATCTTAACATATTCCTCAGGGCTTATTGATGGAAATTCTGTAATTTTCGATGTGGTGTTTGAATGTCAAGCATGTCGCCCAGTAGAAGGCATGCAGATTCGATGTACTATAAAAAATGTTACAAAAGCAGGGATTCGCGCCGAAATTGCAGGAGATATATCGCCCGTTGTTATATTTATTGCCCGCGATCATCAATATCAAAGTAAGTATTTTTCCGCAAGAAAGGAAGGGGAGGATATTTTGATAAAAGTAATTGGACAACGTTTTGAACTCAATGATAAATATATTTCAATTATTGCAACTCTTGTTGAACCAAAAAAAAAAAATAGATAGCAAATATTTACTTAAATATATAATTTATAATTTTTTATATGGACAATTTAATAATATTAAAAGAGAAACTTCAAGCTTTAAGCAAATTTCACCAATTAGAGGTATTACGTCTTTTACAAAAAAAAAAGGTTGAGTATACGGAAAATCGAAATGGTATATTTGTTAATATGAATAAATTAGATAATAATAGTATACATGCATTGGGTGACTATTTAAATTATGTATCAACACAACAAGATCAACTAGAAATAGGCGAAAAGAAAAAAGAAGAATATGCTAACTCTTTTTTTAAAAATAATAAAGAAATGGCGCTTACATAGATAGATGAAGATAATTAAACATTTACAAGAATTTGCATTAGATATAGGTATGTTGAGAAATCTACCTAATGCAAAGGTGGCAAAAACTATTAATCAAGTAAATATACCTGTATATAAAAAAGAAATAGGTATATTTACCCCTCGAACTTATGATACTCTTTTTTGGTGTTTCTATATTATTCTAGAAGGTAAAGATGAATATTTTATGATAGGTAATCATAAATTTCAAATAGAAAAAAATAAGAAAATATCATTTATCGAGAAACTAAGAAAAAACAAGGACCTTATGAAAGCAAACAAACTAAAAATCAATAATCTTGAAAATGATCTTCTGAATAATCGCTGCATAACTCATAAGACATTTCTTGCACTTTGTATCTTATATAATGTGAATATTATCATGATCTTCGACAATTACTACTATGAATATATACCGATTCCCTCCCAAACTCCACATATAATAAGAAATGTAAATAATAAATATGGATTGGATTACCAAAGCATAAATCTAGCCAATGAACTTACAAACTATTGGAAAGTTGAGAATATTCATAAACCTCTCAAGGGTGTATCAACGTTTAAAATATCTGAACTATACAAAATATACAAATGTCTCTATCCCGAGACGAATGCACTTGGTAAAAACTACACAAAGAAAAAATTATATAATTTAATCACGCTTAAAATTGAATAAAGATATTTTAATATTAATTTATTATATATTCATGTCTGAAAGACTTTCTACGCTCGTGGACACATATCTAACATCAGAAAACGTACATGATGAATTGGAGGTCAAATTTGGGACGAAACATCGCGGTGCTTTAACACGCATAGATTTCGATAATATTATTCGAAACCTGAAAAGCAAAGGTTTTACAAGTGCTCGGGCAACGGGTGCGTATCGTCTTACGATACAAAGTTCATTTACTGATGTAAAAAGTGGAGCTGTTAAAATGTCAAACATACGTATAGAGATTCCTTCTCTCAGTAATATTAAAAAGTTTTGTGAAACAAATCGCTTTGATGTAAAGGGAAATGCCGGTGATATATTGGTTGAAAATCTGCCAAAATATATTACGTTCACACAAAAGCGGCGAAAGTATATTGGTAACAAAGTAGTGAGACCGGTTGATTTTGATGACTTCAATTTTCGCCTTGACCTTAAGGAAGAAAATAATATTCCTATCTCTGATCGGCGTGTTAAATCAATGCTTAGAGAATGGGATAATTCCAAAAAAAATTATAGATTTATTAAAAGATTCACATTTACCCATAAAGATTATCCCTTAAAAGTAGATTGTAGTATTGTTAAGACCTCAAAAATAGTGGGTGGACATATGCTAGCGGCATATACAATTCAAGATTCTAATCTTTTTAGTAATCCGGAACACTACGAAATAGAGATAGAAATCAATTCTCTGTCTGATATTAAGCAATATGAGATTAAGAAGAAAGATATTGTTACCAAAATGCGAAAGGCGATACGGATCATATTGGGAGGTTGGCAACGTAGTAACTACCCAATAGCTTTCAGTGAACAAACGAAAATTCTTCAGAATTATATGAAATTAATACATGGTCGCGTCAGTCATGACTCTCGTATACGCCCCAAAGATTTTGTTGGGCCATCTTCTATTTCTCTCGAAATGGGGAACATCATTTCACCAGATCCTGAACTTAAAACGCCAAATATTCGCGATCCGTATACCTTAACGGATAAAGCCGATGGATTACGTAAACTCTTATTTATAAATTCTCTAGGACGTGTCTATTTGCTAACTACGGATATGAAAGTGCAATTTACTGGCAGCAAGACAGCTAATGGTTTATTGCATAATTCTATACTTGATGGTGAACATGTTTTACATAATAAGATGGGTAAGTTTATTAACAAATACTTGATATTTGATATTTATTTCAAAAATAGAGAAGATTTGCGTCCTCTGCCTTTTGCTGCATTGGAAAAGGATGAATATTCTAACACACGTCTTAGCGAACTTAGGGAGTTTGTTAAAGAATTGGATTTGGAACCGCTTTCCGGTGAAGGTGATGCTCCGCTCAAGGTTAACGCCAAGACATTCCATAAATCTAAGGGTAAAGGCATCTTTATAAATTGCAATAAACTGCTCAGTAGTATTGCTGATGGAGCATTTGAGTATGAAACCGATGGGCTTATATTTACGCCGGCAAATACAGGGGTCGCGTCAAATAAAATAGGCGAAACGCCACCGGGACGCAAGATTACGTGGCGGCGCTCACTTAAATGGAAACCTCCTCAATTCAATACAATTGACTTCCTTATCACTACAAAAAAAACTGCTACTGGACAAGAATTTGTTGGAAATATCTTTGAAACAGGCGAAGATATGTCAGCAGTTAGACAGATAGTTCAATACAAAACTATAATATTACGTGTAGGTTACGACGAACGTAAACATGGGTATCTTAATCCCTGTCAAGATATTATTGAGGGAAAATATCCGTCGAGTCGCCATGATTATAACAATGATCATTATAAGCCCGCTCCTTTCTATCCTACAAATCCCAGCGATCCAAATGCGGCTATTTGTAATATTAAAATAAAACAAGATATTTATGGTAATAATTATATGCTAACTGAAAATCAACATGAAACGTTTGAAGATAATATGATTGTTGAATTTAGATATGATCGTACCCGGGAGGATTTTTGGCGGTGGATTCCTATTCGTGTCAGGTATGATAAGACGGCGGAATATCGGCAGGGGATAAAGAACTATGGGAATGCTTTTCATGTGGCCCAGAGTGTATGGCAATCAATACATAATCCTATAACAAGTGAAATGTTGAAAACGGGAAAAGGAATTCCTGATGAACTGGCTGACGACAATGTCTATTATCGCCGCTCTGGCGCTACTAATACACGTGCATTGCGCGATTTTCATAATTTGTATGTAAAACGTCTTCTCATTTCGACTGTAGCTGAGCGAGGCGGAACATTAATTGATCTTGCTGTTGGAAAAGCAGGTGACCTCCCAAAATGGATCCATTCGCATTTAAGTTTCATATTAGGTATTGACATATCCAAGGATAATATCGAAAATAGAAAAGATGGGGCTTGTGCTAGATATCTTAATTATCGAAAACGCTTTCGTAGTATGCCCGATGCTCTCTTTATTGAAGGTAATAGCAGCTTAAATATTCGCAATGGCAGTGCTGCAGCAACAACAAGTGGAGGTCAAATATTACGTGCTATCTTAGGTCAAGGCGAAAAGGACGCTGCTAAATTAGGTCGCGCTGTCTATAAACAATACGGGAAAGGTAAGAATGGATTTGATGTTGTATCCTGTCAGTTTGCCACGCACTACTTCTTTGAAAATCAAACTATATTACAGAACTTCATTCGAAATATAAGTGAAAATTGTGTAATAAATGGCTACTTCATAGGGACCTGTTATGACGGCGATAAGATATTTGAAGCTCTCGAAAATAAAAAAGTTGGTGAAGGTATTGGAGCTGCCCAAGATGAGAAAAAACTTTGGGAAATTACAAAACAATATAGCAGCGATACATTTGAAAATAATGCAACAAGTGTTGGATATGCAATAAATGTATATCAAGAATCTATTAATAAAGTATTTCGCGAATTTTTGGTTAATTTTGCCTATCTTTCGCACTTACTTGAAATATATGGATTTTCCTTAGTTACTCCTGAAGAAGCGAGAAAATTAGGTATGCCCAATGCCACGGGTCTATTTAGCGAGCTTTTCACATATATGGAGCGTCAACTTGCGGAAAAGAAAATTCGTTCCCCTGACATTGGTCGGGCTGCCGAGATGACACCCAAAGAGAAACGTGTTTCTTTTTATAATAGATATTTTATGTTTAAAAAACATAAACATGTAGAAACCGACAAAATATTACAAGTTATGATTGGTAATGCAGCTGCTTCAACTGAACATAAACAATTGGCTTCCAAAAAGAAAAGAAAACAAGGCAAAAAGCCCAAAAAAATCTCTAAGAGAATAAATATAGAGAGTATTCAAGGAGATAAAGTATGAGTTATTATGTCTTACCGCGTATAAATTGCAACATAAGTGCGTCAAATATAAAGATAAAATTTGGACAAAATGATGAGGAAGTGTACATTAATAAAAGTCTATCACAATATTTAAACAGGGTAAAAGAAGAAATTGATGCGTATATTAATGAATGGGATGAGATCAAAAAAAGAACGAATCCCTTTGAATATATACATACTACTATTCCCCATACCAAAAATTCAATTAGTAAGATTAAGCCTATTTCTCGATCATTTTTCAAAATGGTTGAAATATGTAATATATTTCATCTGTTAGATGGATACAAGGATAATAACATCAAGACATTCCATCTCGCTGAAGGTCCTGGTGGATTTATAGAAGCGATGGTTTATATGCGTAATAATCCCAAAGATATCTATTATGGAATGACATTGCTCGATTCCAGCAACACAAAAGTGCCTGGTTGGCGAAAAGCCGAGAGCTTTCTATCAAAGAATAAAAATGTAATTATTGAAAGGGGTGCAGATAATACCGGAAATCTATATAAGCCAGATAATTTAAAATATTGTAGAAAGAAATATGGTAATTCGATGGAATTAATAACCGCCGACGGCGGCTTTGATTTTTCTATTGCCTTTGAAAAACAAGAAAGTCTTGCCTTACGACTAATTTTTTCCCAAATTGCATTTGCAATAACTATGCAAAAACATAAAGGCAGTTTTATTTTAAAAGTATTTGATATCTTTCTACGTTCCACAACAGAGCTTATTTACCTGTTATCTTGTTTTTATGAAAAAGTATATATTATAAAACCTCATACAAGTCGATATGCTAATTCAGAAAAATACATTGTTTGTAAGTATTTTAAGGAAATCAATACTTCCAAAATTTCAGAGAAGTTTCTCTCTGTTTTTTATGTACTCGACAAATTAGATTTTACAAAATATAGTATTTCCTCGCTATTAGATATTCCGATACAATACTACTACTTAATTCAGCTAACAGAGTTTAATGCCATTTTTGGGCAACAACAAATAGAAAACATTGTAAAAACAATGTTGGTTATTGAACAAAATAATATGCCGCGGCGTGACTACCATGGTCAAGGACGCCAAACTAATATTCATAAATGTATTCAATGGTGCATTAAAAATAATATTCCATATAATAAGAATTTATGTCCCAAAAATATATTTCTCAGCAGCGCGACCCAATAAGGCGTTTAATATATCTTTGGGTAACACATATCACAACGCCGGACGCAATACGCTTAACAACATGTGTTCCTTTCTTCTCTAAAAAGTTCTCCAGCTCCCCAATCATCCGCATATCTTGGTGAGAAAGGCGTGTATACCGGATCTTTCTACTAATATCTTTTTGTTTTTTTATTGGAAATTCAAAACAGAAAGATGTATTATTTCGCAAACTATACCCGTGCTTTGTTGTCATCTGACGGACAAGAATAGATGTATAATCCTTATGAAATCCCGCAAAACACGAATTCACAAGTAAAATCAATTGTTTGTTATATAGCATATCTCGGACCGAAGGGACTATAAATTCATGTTTCTCATACACCGCCGTTTTACGCAAGAGTCGCCGAGTGTTATAGTTATTACTCAAATAATACCAAATAACAATAGGAATGGCAAAACATATACCAAAGTTATCTCCAGCTTGGATATTTGTGCCATAATAGTTATAATCCTTCGTACCATTATAATTAATTACTATACCTGAGTCACTATGGATATCCAAAAATTCCTTCATATGTTTGAAGTATGCCTTCAAACACATTATATCAATTGGCTCCTTGAACTTCAGTTCCTTTTTCCGATGACGAGTAATACGAACCTCGAAGGATGTGGTATCGAGCATATCGATTCCGTGTGAATTAATATAGAAACAATCATAATTACCATCTTTTGTAGGCTCAAAAATGGCACAAGTGCAATGATGTGTATATTCGCGATCATCTTGGATCACTTTATCCCTTCCGTGCCCCTCCACATATTGCACCTCAAGAAGAAAGTAGTTGGAAAGATTGAATATCACGAAAATTGTTTGTCCTTTCTCCATTTCTTCCATTAGTTGTGTGTTAAAATATTCCTCCTTATATTTCATCTTATCTGTGTAAGAGCCGCAGATAAGATCAGCAAATTTAGTTGGTGCTTCCTCTAAGTTGGATACTATATCTACCAAATCCCATTTAACGTGCAGCATGACTATATCCTTTTTTTTTGCCATCATCTTAAATGCCTTATGCGCATATGTGTCATAATTCAATGAGAAGAGTCCATGCTTGGCAGCTTTCTTAAAAAGCGTATCTAATTTTGTTTGTGTCGAGATGCTATGCGTAATCGACTGCATTTTGTAATTATGTCTGTTGAATAATCTACTATCAAAAAATCTATTCAATTTTAGTGCGGCGGGCATGAACAGGGAATATTCTGTCCGTGACATGGATTTTTCAGAGTACCTGTGGAGCAAAAGCAACAATTCTTTGATTTTTCCTTAAATATTGACTTATTGGCTGTTTGTCCTCCAAAGTATTGCTGGGTATACGGCATCGTTCCCACGATTGTATTATATTTAAGGCGGTTCATCCGGCTCCGCGAGGATACAGCACCCTGCTTCTTAAACTGGGGATTATTCCTTTTGTATGTAGCCATAGCTCTAGTGGGACAAATATTCACGTTACAAGTCTTTGGAAAGGTATTGGCTCCACTATTATCAATAAAATTAAAAGCATTGTCTTTGTATGACTGGCAACTACTTTCTAGATAGCCACGCGTTGTGTAGCTATAACTAGCATCTATAACACCGCCTCGGTTCTGAATACGTTTTATGGGAGGCACGCAACAAGTATTCTTTATCACTTCTTGCCAGCGTGTATTATGGGGCGGACAACAACCGATGCCTTTACGCCACCCAATTAATGGATTAGGTCCTGCAATATCACATTGTCCAGGATTTCCACCCATGCGTCCTTGACGAAATGCAACATATGGTGTGGTTTGAATATTTCGCATACTAATTTGTGGTATGGTTAGTTTTGGCATTTATATATTATTATTATATATGAAATTACTTTCTTTTCTTTTTATAATTTTTGGATTATATGCAATTATTTTACCAAGTGATGGAAAAGGAAGCTATAAAAATGCTGATCTGATGCAAGCATGGGGGATTTACTCTGTTACCTTAGGTTTACTGATTGTATCTCATAAAAAATATTATAAAACAATATTATTTTATTGCTTTTTGGCTAGTATAATTTGGCATTTTTATCTTATTGAGAAAAATGGAATGACTGAACATCACAAACATTCCATTGCCGTTAATATTTTTGCTATCTTTCTTTTATGGATCTCCTTGAACAAAAATATGCAACCTTCTTATGACATTATTTAATTTCTTTATAAATTATATAATGAAGTTAGGTTCACGTGAATTTATGATTGTAGGCATCTTAGTCATATTATATATGCTCTTAAAAGGCAGCACAAAGAGCGATGTTGTTGTAGTGGATCAAGGTCCGCGTTTCATTCGGGGTCCGCCGAGACCAGTATTTATCCGCCCTTGGGGGCATGGTGGGCAGGGCGGGCATGGTGGGCATGGTGGGCATCACCATCAAAAACCACCTAAAATTCCCATCAAACCGCCAAAGATTCCTGTAATTCCTATCAAACCACCAAAGATTCCCATAATTCCTATTAAACCCCCCGAGCCTTTTATGAACAATCTTAGACCTCCACCGCCCGGTATCCCAGTTCAATCTCAACGCTGGTCTTAAACTCTTAACCTAATTAATACTGCTTTTTGTTGTAATTTTTAGGATTATCTTGTGGATCCTGTGGGTAATCTGGGGGACCACGTCCCGGATAGTCACACCGGCCACTTGTTATCTTTTCATTAGCAATCACGCCCGTCGTAGGCGATGTTCCTTGTGGCGTTCCATTCACAAAGAGATCCGCGAGACCGCCGTTAGTAAAAGGTTTATTGCAGTCGCCAAGTCTAATAGTAGCAGTTGTACCGCCACCGCCACCAGTTGTCGAAATAATAATCCCAGAACCGCCGCCAGTTTGTGTAACTGCATCTCCTGCAACCGGGGTTGGGAGTCCACCCGCCGGATCCCATGCAACCACTTGCGTACATGGGCAACAACATAGATTCGCCGTTTTGAAACCGCGTGCAGCTATATAACCATTTGCAGTAACAGCACCTTGATGCCTAAAGCCCCAATTACTGCGTTTATACGTTGCAACAGAGGGAGTTACCTTATTAAGATTTGAACTACAATCAGTGCCACAGCAAACTGCTTGACCTATATTATTCTGATTATTAACATTATTAAATGTAAAACTGGATTGACCTTTTTGATCGTAATATGCCAATTTACATCTTTTCCTTAAATATTGGCGATAATTATGATTGTAACTTTTATCGATTTTACCCGAGACCTTATAAGGCACACCACCATTCCGCGCCGTCTGCGCAGGACTCGACCTCGCAGTATTTTGAATCGAATGATTCCGCGGTAAACAACAATCTGGTCCATTCACATTCTTAAATACTTCTTGCCATCCAGCAGTATTTTGGCTATAGCATGGGGATTTCGATGCTGTTCCAATCACATACCCGGTAGTGATGGTAGTGTCGTTAATTGTGATGCCAGCGCCAGTGCCGCCGGCACCGGTGGGGTTATCTGAAGTATCGAATGGGTCGCTACAATCATCCAGATGGATATTAAAACTACGTTCGGGAGATGTCCCAGTTATACCTATAATAATGCCGGTTGCCCCACTAGCATTCCCAGTCACTGGGTTGCCAACTGCAACATAAGAAATAAAAGTGGTTGTCTCTTGGATTACTTGAGTACAAAAACAGGGTTCGCAACATACTTTCTCCTTGCGCCATCCAATCAATGGATTACGACTTTTAACGCAACACCCTGTATTCATGGAAAAATTGGGGTTTGTGCGCCGTGTGGTGTTAAATGTGGGATACGCAGTTGTTTGGACATTTCTTTTTGAAAAATTCATCCTGATATTACGCAATGGCATTTATTATACAAAGAGAAAAAATAACCACATAATATAATGAAAACATATATTTGTGTATTAATCCTTCTTTTTATATGTCTAGTACTTTACAATCTCCTAACCGCGAGAGAGGGATTTACCTGCTTTAGCGGGCAACAGGAAGCAAGTATACACACCAATACGACTAGATTAAGTCAAGTATCAAAGGATGTGCAAGATTTTTTGGATAGTGTAGCAAAAATAGAAAAACAGGTTAAAACAAATACAACGGGTATTTCTACAAATATTCAAAATGATTTCAAAATAGAGAGTGCGCTTTCCAACAAAAAACACAAAGAGGACAAGTCCGATGAAGAAGCCAAATCAATTAATCCTTCCGCGGGTATGGCGCAAGGTGTGGCAACACAAGGACCTTCCGCAAAAGCTTCTGCTGGAATTTAAAATAAGAGGAAAATATAATGAAGGGATATATTTATCTTTTGATTATAGGATTTGGCTGCTTAATTGTATATAACTTATTTTTAAAAGACTTATCAATACGTGAACCCTATGAAAATCAGGGGTCTACTGAAGATGAACCAACGGACACGGCTACAGGTTACAATGGTAATGTTGCTATGTATACTGATCCAGCGAGCGGCAAAAAAAGTTGGGCATCTCCTCTCGTTTATCGTATTAATGTTGTAGAGGATGCGGACAGCGCGCAAGATAGACGAAATTCTGCCGAGGATCGCGGAACAGTGGCTCAGAGATGTGCACAGGATAAGGAGTTTATTACAACGAATAAACAAGGCATGGATGCACTAGAACAACGAATTAAGTGGGGTAAACAAGAAATGACTCGCATACAACCTATTGTAGATAAAAATACTAAGGGTGTCGCCATGAACAAATCTATTCTTACTAATATTTCTAAGCAAACGCAACAAGCCGCAAATTCTGCCGGCAAAGGTGCTGATTCTCTCAAAAAGATGTCTGAACCAGCAACCCCTGAACCCACAAAAGGCGGACCCATGGCAAAAGCAATCTGGTTATTTAGCGGAGCTAAAAAAAGTGCATAATTTTAATTTAGGAATTAATATTATACAATGCTTATTCGTATTTTACAACATATATTAGGTGTAATTCCATTTATTGGTATAGCTATAGCATTATTTATAGCAATACCAACAAAATGGCTGAGCCCCAAAAAAGCTGTTATTATAGGTTTTTTAGGACTGCTGTTTTATAATCTATTCTCTCCAACACGATGTTTTCCCCATGCACTATGCTTTCTAAATCGACGCGAAGGATTAGAAAACGCTAGCCCTAAACCAGCCACATCTGATCCTAAATCGGCAGCACCTGCTTCTAAAACGGCAGCACCTGCTTCTAAATCGGACACAGCCGTAATTGCAGCTGCAGCTGCAAAGGGCGCTGCACAAGGAGCAGCGGGGGGGTCGGATAATAAGTGCTGTGGTGGAGCGGGTACAGCCGGAAGTATGAGCAGCCAAGTTGCCCTCACCAACTCAAAGATCAGTAAAATGCATAGTGATGTTGAAGCTGCCATAAATAGACTTATCGCCTTAACGCAAGGAAAACCCCCAACAAATACTGATCAACCAATAGAAAATATGATTCATTGGTCAGAAAATACCCCTATTTTTGAAAAAACAGAAATAGCTGCTCAGGGTGCTCTTGCTAAGGAAAAAAAGAAGGGTGACGGCGGTTCAAAATCGTCAGCCAAAGTTTCCTCAGAAGAGGCTAAAATGAATAAATATTCATAATAATTCAGTTGATACTGAATCAATAGAACTAAAAGATATACTTGATGATTCCGACTCAGCACGAGAGTCACGAGTCGCGGAGTCATCAGAACTTTCGCTTATAACGGGGATTTCGTCGGCATTATTAAGCATATTATTTATTTGCAATACAACATTTTGTCTATAATGCGGCGGAGTGATTTCTAACGTAGACTCCTCGCAATAATTTAGCACGCACTCTTTATTTTTCCTATTCAAGGTATTTATTATATAATTATGCGTGTAGCAATATACCACCACTATCTCATAGCTGAAAAGACTAAAACAACCCGATAATAAGAGCCAGGGTGAATAATGGTAATCAAAAGTAAAAGCATAAAGATACAGGAAATGCATATTAAACAATAAAGTGCCAAGATAAGGTACAATAGCCTTTTTCCAATATCGTTGTTTATTTACTATACGTTTATGCACCCTCCACCCAATTGCCAATTGTAATAAAGTTACTGATACAAAGGTTAAAAAGGAATAATAATAACAAAATGCGATAATACCCTCTTCCCTTTCTACTACCTTTTTAAGATAATTTATAAATTTTGTGGAGTCTGAACCTATGTAGGTAGAACGAACAAAGGTATAGTTCGGATCAAAACCCATTATTATTACTGGAATAGTTAAACAACCAAGTGCAAACATCATACGCGCGCCTACTTGGCAGCGACCAGTTGGAGCATTGATAGAAAACTTATAGCGTTCTATTCGATACTCATATCCTATATTGTAATATGTTTTGCATTCTTGACATCGTATGAAAGGCAGACGCGCCCGATTGGTTTGCCGCCATTTATCTAGACATTGCACATGCACGTTTGCGCTGGTTCCTTTACATTTACATGGTTGTATAAATTGTTTTGGTGTCTCTGTCTCATCTTCATAACAGATACGACATTCTTTTATCGACATATAATATATATATATATTATGTCTAACTTTTTTCAGGAAGCAACGAAAAACGCCAAAGCGTTAGAGGAAAAATTATTAGGACCTGATTATCCATATTATAAATATGTTGCTACCCCAGCAGAGGCAGGAATTACGACAAAAGGAACATTAAGTGCGACCTCTGACGATATTGCAGGGCTTATTAACTATGTTGAATTATTAATTACAGGAAAAGGGAAAGCAAATAAAGGAGGAGGTCAACCTTTAGGTGATAAATTTTTTCTCAAAACAGGCGGTCAATGCAAAGATATACAATCAGGAAAACTAGTAGATCGTTATCTATATATAAATAATCAACCCGATGGTTCGATTCCCTTTATCTCATCCGGCGCCGGAGTGCAATTTACCGATTTTGAAGGCTTAGTGCCGGGTATTATTGAAGATTTAGATGCTATGAATCCTATTTCAATCTTTAGAGGATTTATGGAAGGAAATAATCCGCCTTGTACTGAGATAACGATGCCAACAAAAACATCCAAGAATGTTATCGGCTCGTCAGCTTTTCATGTGAGCAATGGCGATATCCAAGATATGGCTCCATGCGATTTTCCTAGCAAAACTAATCCAATATCAAAAGTTAGTTGTGAAAGCTTTGTCGGAAGCGCCATCGAAAAGCAGGACTTTAAAAGTATTTATATCTTTATATTTGGGATAATTCTGTTATTTATTGTTCAAAAGCTATTGAAACGGAATTAAAGTGCATAATAAATGTCGCTGACAGATAAAATAAGACACCAATCAAGATATGAATAAGAAAGCTTGGGCATTTTTTGAGTCCAATAAAGTATCCCATATTGCAGCGCTCATGGCAATGTGGGTAGAGTCCCCAAAATAATGCATTTACGATTAAAAATGATGCAAGAATGATTTTCCACATATTATTGTAGTCATACATTAAAAAATCATTATACAGACTAGTATAATGATTTTGCTATAAGTATCGTCGCTGCGTATTTCTCCGCGCTTTGCATTTTTTTCGCCGTGTCTGTCTCTTACGTCGGCGTCTGCCGCCTTTTGCTGGATTAGCGCCTGATTTAAGTAGTGCCGCATCTGCTTCTGATAAACATTTTCCTTGAATACCCCATTTTCTATTTTTTGCACATTTTGGTTTTTCACTAGGACATTGTTTATTAAACATACATGGGGCGCCCGGTGAAACTTTCATCAGATTTTTCATTGAAGACCATTTTTTTCCACCCGTAGAACTATGTGTAGGTCCTGCTTGCGCCGACGGAACAACGGGATCTGGTGGTACATCTTGTAGTTTAGATGGCGCAGAGTCGTTCCATGGGAGCGGCGATGGGCATTGTCCATCTTTTGGCCATAACCAAGGATGTCGTGAAAAATGAAATATTTTTGGAATATGGAGATGTGGAAAATGAAGGTGTGGCAAATGAAGAGGGCGAATATGAGGCAAATGAAAAGGTAGCTTAGGAATGCCAATACTAGGTAAGCTGTTTTTCTTAGGCCATGATATACCTGGGAGATCTCCTCTCTCTGCCAATCCTTGTATCTTAGGTTTGAGTGAGAAGCCTGCAGCTACCAAAGCAGCGCAAATATCAGCTAAAGGATCTTCGGGTCCTAATCCAATTATCTCACATCCTGCTTCCATCATTGACTCCTCTCCTCCAGATACTATCTTATCTTTGGCTTGTACTACTACCCCTTTTACTTTTTCTTTGGCGTATGTTACTGCGCCATGCGCGCGACCACCTACTTCTTCTACTTTTTCTATAGATTCTGATACAACACCCTTCACGGCGCCTCCTGTATCTTTTATTGTTTCGACAGATTTTGCCACCACACTCTCCCCGGCGCCACCTGCATCTTTTATTGTTTCGACAGATTTTGCCACCACACTCTCCCCGGCGCCACCTCGCCTGATTCTTTTTCTGCGCGTTTTTCTCGCCCGCCTCTTTCTTCGCGTTCGGGACATATATAAATAAGTAATAAATTTATATATCTCTAAATTATCTAATGGCGGCGGCGGTTGTTGCGCCGGTTGTTGCGCCGGTTGTTGCTGCGGTTGTTGCGCCGGTTGTTGCGCCGGTTGTTGTGGCGGCGGCTGCGGCGTCCTCCGCGGTTATGGCGGCAACGGCGGCTGTGGCGATGACGGCGGCTCTGGCGCTTGCGGCTG